TTAATACATACTTTCAGGCAAATTTAGACATATATATCCTTTTTTAAACATTTTATATAAATTGTGGTTATGTTCCAAAGCATTAAACATTGTATTTGCTAATAAATCCGCTGCTTGGACTAAATAATTACTTTCAGAGTCTTTATAAAATACACGAAAGTCAGATTTAAAACTGGTTGTATTATATTGTTTATGGATATAGTAATAGTTATCTTCATTAAAAAAATTTATTAGATGCTCTTCTAATGAATCTTTAGCAGAATGAGCAATATTTTGGTTATCAATATGTATTTCGATTAAATCGCAATTTTTTGGTATCTTTCCAATTTCAATTAACTTATCAATTAATCTACGAATAATATAATTTTTGTATCTAACAACATCTTTCTTTTTTTCAAAGTTAATTCTTATTAATGATGATACTTTTACAGTCACAAAGATTTGATCACAATTAAATGTTCTTAATTTATTTAATAATCTCCTTTTGGTCTGTTTATCCATATTAGCAGTTTTTAACTCTCCTTGTATTCCCTTCTCTCTTTTTACTGTTTTCACTAAATTTTTATAAGAATAATTTATTCCGTGAAAATCACTTTCTTTTAAAAGTAATCCGCCATAAACAAAATGATCACCTAGTGGATAATTTGGGTGGAGCTGTCCGGAATCATCCAAAAATATGTAATATTTCATTTTAATCACCGTTTTTTTTTAATATGATATTTATCTTTTTATGTACATAATAACATATTTCATAAGTACTAATTTGAATGACAAGTCAAAAGATGTAATTTTTTTTGTTTTTCTCCACAAACATACTAGATAATTTCATTTTCTTCTATAGAAAATTAAATTTTCTTACATAATCTAGCTCAGATAATTCAATTATCGCGATTTTGCATATTTCTCACTTCATAATAATATGTGATCAAAAAGAAGGTGATCCCATGAACAAGCGCTGCCCGATCTGTCGAGAAGCATTTGAAAAATTTCAAGTGCTTTATTTCGATCAAAATAATGTCTTCTATCATATTTCATGTTTTGAAAAAAATAGAGCGTATCTACCGAATCTAAAAGGTATGTGCTGGCTCACCGATGTTCCAGACATACATCTGTTTTCCTATCCACTCGAATGAGTGGATTTTTTATGCAAAAAATTTTAAAAAAGGTATTGACTTAATGCGTTATCGCACTTATAATAAAATTAGAAAATGCGATAACGCATTAAAATAAAAAAAAAGGAGGAAGTAACGATGCAAAACGTAATGACGCTTGCTTGGGAGATTGCTCGGAAAGGACAAAAAAAGTTTGGAGGGAAAGTGAAAGAGTACATCGCTGAAGCTTTGCGTCAAGCGTGGCGCATCGTGAAAAAAGCTATGAAAAAAGACATGACAACACCTGAAAAATTTGGATTCGTTGAATTGCAAAGAAAAAACGGGGTTATCTTTTTCATTGTAGACCATGTTGACGGTATGACCGTCACCCTTCTTGACCGAAACCCATATAACGGCCAAGTGAACAAATTAGTCATCAACGACTACAAACTAGGCACAAACAAAAAATCCGGAAAAGAAGCGCGTTTGTATGATGTCGCTATCAATGCCGGCGATATCGAGATAAAATTAGGGAACGACGTTATGGTTATCCCTAACAGCCTGAACAGAGATCAATTTAAAGCAAAAAAGAGATGGGAAAAATAAAAAAACGGTATCCGGGGAGAGGTCTTTCCCTCCCCGCTGCCCTAAAACGAAAAAGGAGGAATTAAAATGAATCGAGATATCAAATTCGGAAGATTGTTGGCGATCGCAAACATTTTGAGTGAAAAAGTTTTTGAGGAGGGAAAACAGTCTGTAGTACAAAAATATATGTCTCGATACAGCCAAAAGCCGGCGAAAACTTTTCAAAAAATACATGAAGAATTGTTGGAATATGCTCCGAAATTTGGGCCAGATGAAATGGTTTTGCTGGATATGTTTGGTGAAATACTTGCCAATATGGATGAATCAGAATTCACGAATGAACCTCTTACAGAAAAATATTTACATGCTTTTCATTCACAACAACACCGACTGTCAAATCTCATAGGTGTTGAAGAAGCCGCAAAAATCTTAGGGTTATCCCCTGGAACGGTCAAGAATAAATGCGCTGCTGGTGAACTCCCAGCAAAGAAAATCGGCAAAACATGGGTGCTTGATAAAACTATGATCACCAAAAAAGAAGGAGAATATTAAGTGAAAATCAGATTATACAAGAATAGAGACGGTGTTTTTGTGATTGAAAAAGATGGAATTATGGAGGAGCATTATCTGACAGAAGAATCTTTCCTGGAGGATTTGAATGCTTTATGGTGGGATGAAAATGAATATGAATTCGATATTTCAAATGAACTGTGGAAACTTGTCAGACCTGTCGTTAAAAACAGAAGAAAACAATATATTAAAAGACATAGAGAATATTTTCAAAAATATAGAGAAATATGAAGCACGACCGAAAGGCCGTGCTTTTTAATATCCTTTAGACTTCAATACCGCTTGAAGCTTCTTACGAGTATTCGGACCATATATTCCGTCAACCTCATAAGGCAAATAAACCTTTTGGAATCTGCGAACTGCATCCTCTGTTTTTGGTCCGTAAATACCGTCTACATTCCCACATTTGAAATTAACAGCATTTAGGGCATTTTGGAGTTGCTTTACACCAGTACCTCTTGAGCCACGTTTTAAGATGCCTGAAGGAAGTGGATATTTATATGCCGATTGAGGTTTCTTAGGTGTATTAGGTTTAGGAGTATAAGCGTTTTTAGCTTTTCCTAATTTAATCACTTGTCCTACTTTTAGATTTCTAGGATCTACGCCTGGATTTGCAGCGATTAAATCCTCAACCGTCACGCCACCGGCCCCATCTTTATGTGCAATGCTCCAAAAAGTGTCTCCCTCTTGAATTGTATAGTAATCTGGTAATGCTGCCGGTTTGGATGGTGTGACACTACCTTGCCAACTGATGGCTTTGCGATAGTCATAGACACAGCATTCTTTCCAACTATAACCTGGCATTTCATTATGGGAACGATCGTATTTTCCGATTCCATCTTTTACGAGTGCAGCATGAAGTTCTGCAATGGACGCAAGAGTTGCATCATCCAGTTTGTCATAACGGTAATCTCCCGCAACGCAAATGCCTAATGAAAACTGATTGCTGTTTCCAACGTGATACGTACGGCGATCAATGTCATGACACCATACAATGCGAGCTCGTGGCCCTTCTGGTGTTTGAACTACATTTTTTGGTTCGATGACAAATGTATAACCAATGCCTGGCCATCCTAGTGTTTCAACATGATAATGAGCAAAACTTGCAGCATCAGAACCACTTAAATTTTTCTTTGTTAAAGAATGGTGCCAAACCCTATGTGTAATTGTTTTAGTACGTTTTGAATATTCCCCATTTTCTCTTAAACCTTCACGTTTATCCACTAATTGTGGCAAACTTTGAAATGTGTAAGCCATTATTTATCCTCTCCTTCCACTTTTTCTAATGCATACTTGATCGCAGCAACAGAGCCGATCCCATACAAGGCATATTTTAATCCGTTTACTAAAACCTCAAATGAGAAAGCGCTGGCTTCAAAAATAGAGAAAGTAACGCCAAGTACAACCGCGACAATCGGAATGTAGCGATTCGAAAGGTTTGTTGCTTGACGGATTGCATACAGCAAAACGGCCAATGCCACATATGCAGTGAACTCAATTGATAGAATAGCTTCCACCTTAAGCACCTCCTTTCAATGCAGCAAAAACAATGGCTACGATTCCCCCGATCACCGAAACAATTATTGCGTTCGTGATCGTTCGTCGTAGCCATTTTGTATCGTCTTTAATTGCTCGAATATCGTCCCGCATATCTTTGATATTTGCTTCCGCAACAGCAAGACGTGTTTTCACTTCTGTCATGTCAGTTTCCAATTTTTCAATACGATGTTCCATATGCTTCCCTCCTACTCCGCAGGTGTTTCTGTTAATTCATCCGTATCTTCTGTATTTACCTCTGCACGAAGCAAGCTTTTATATGGCTCCGGCACATCAGCAAGCTGTTTGAATCCACGTTCAACGAGATAGCGATATAAATTAAGCATTTTCTAATTCCTCCAATCTTTGTTCTAATGAATCAATCTTTGTAAGTAACAGCATCACTACATTTGCTAATTCGTCGTTATTTTGAAGTACAATCACTAACGTATTGGCGAGATCATCAAGTGCTGGCGGTGGTTTTACTTCGTCTAATTCCTCCGCACTTACACCATTTTTAATGAGCCATTCGCGTAAAATTTCTAAATCCATTCTGTTTCACCTCCGAAAATAAAAGACGCTAGGCTTATCCGCCTAACGCTTTAACTCTTTTGTATAATTCAGCAACACTTCTAATTAACGCGCTTTGATTCGCAGCAATATCACTTTGTTTTGCTACCACTGAATCAACAACCGACTTGAGTGATGCGTCATAGTTGGCAATGATAGAAAGAATATTTGCCGTCACATTATACCGCTGATTTCCTGTTAGTTTCGTATACGTCCGTTTCCCGTCTACTTCCGTATACGTGAATCCACTTCCGACTTCCACTTGCGTCTGCCCGTTGATTACAAGGTCGCCTTCTACTCTATCCGTCACAATTTCCGTCACAGGCGTTGAACGTACATATGACAACTTGTACGGAGTGAATCCCGGAGCTATATTGTCTTTGACATAAGCAAGTGTTTGAGTTGGCGCATCCGTTCCGTCAACAAGCGAACGCCATGCAGTTGGTTTACCGTTTCCGTCTACAGTTTTTGCTTGCCAACCGTTGAAATACGCTTTGATTTCGTCTGCTGTTGGCGTATAGTTTTCGCCCCAGCCGCTGTCAGTATCAGAAATTGTCATAGTTAAATAGCCATTATAAAGGTATCCCATATCAACAACAGATGGAGATGTGTATTTACTTAAAATCTTTCCATCATATTTCGTGATAACTTGTGAATGGTCAACAAAACCACTCATTGCATATCTAACTTGTTTATAGCCTGTTGCATCTAAAGAGAATGACCAAGCTAATTTCCCATCTAAATCGATTTTCTCAACCCACTTCGTAACCTTCCAATCCTGTCCATCTTTCCATAAAATATCTTTTTTATCACCAATCGCGCCTAATTTCACTTCCGCAAACAGCATCGAAGGATTGCGCGGCACGAATGGTTTTGCTTGATTCCCGACTGTCAGCATTGGATTTTTATATGAAATTATACCCGGAGTCTGAACTGTACAATCAACTTCGATTTTTATAGTATCTGAAGCTGTTGTAAAAGTATAAGATAGATTTGTAGAAGTAATATTTGTTTTAAAAACTTTCGAACCATCTTTCTTAACCTCTCTAATTGCAAATCGCCCATTTGCACTAATGCTCCCTATACTTGCTGTATAAATTGTATTAGGCAATGCAGGAGCTTGATAGGAGTTAAATGGAGTAGTATCAGCTGCATTAACCTCTAACTCGTATGCCCCTCTAATTATTGCACTTTGGTTTAGAGTCCAACCCTCCGTAAACGGCGGTAACAAGTTTTCGCCTTCCACAATCACATACGGATTTTGAACGTGTTGAACGCCTTCAACCATCGGATAACGGCGCATTACTTCGTTTTCATCCCATACAGTCAATATGTTCGCATACTCTGTCGCATCAACTTCATATAACGTGAAGCGTGGATTCCAGAGTTGGGCGTTTTGTAACAACTCAATTTCTAGTTCTACAAAATCGGTGTAAATTGTCGATGCGGTTACGCCGTCCGATGGCTCGGCATAGGCGAGAAAATGAATGAATCCGTTAGAATCAATAGTTAAATTCATGGCTGTTGATGGCGTTCCCGATACATTCACCGTACCGATAGATATTTTTGTTGGAGTTGAGTTCGTTGTGTATACCGGCGATATCCAAGAAGTTGTATCTGTTCTCCACAAACTAAGGTTTGCTTTATATCCTGAAGGACTTTGACCGTATAACCAAGCGTTACATATTATTTTTGCAACGTTATTTTTGAGCCAAGCTACCTTCCCTGCTGTATCAGAAGCAGGAATTTTTCCCAATGTACGTTCAACAGCTTCGATAAGGTTGAAGGAGAAAAGACGTTGTATCATGTTTCCGTTAGTTGAATTTGAGGCAAGAGCACTAACCCCATCTAATCTATCTAACGTACCATAAGATTCGATAACAAAATTGGAAGGTGGTTGCAATGTCGGACTAGCTACAACTTTCGCTACATGAGGATTCTCTACCGTACTCCCTGACACTTTCCCATCAAAATTCTCTACACGAATCAAAATCGGCTTTTCGGCTTTTCCTTGAAACTTTGCAACACCTGCATATGTTGTACCATCGCTGAATTTCACTTTCGATTTTTTGTCGGAAAGGACGTAATATTTTGCGGTGTCAAGAACGTTTTGTGACATGTTGACCAACGTACGACCCTCAATCTGTATATCTAACGGACTGTTTTGCGATGCGTTGATGACGTTTAATCCATGGCCGATAGTGGTAGTTTGTTGTGATTGTTTTTCAAGCATCTGGTGAGCATCATAGATGCCTTGTTCAATCCTGTTCATGTTGCCAGCTGAAAAAGGTGTGCCTTCTTGGATGATATTGCCTTGCGCATCTTTGATTCTGTCTTGCCAAAGTTTTTTCTCAAAAGGCATTTAGTATACCTCCCTAAACTCGCTTTAAAGTGTATTTAAACGAAACTAGCAAACCATTAATATTAGGTTTTGTAATGTTATCTGGCTGATCGTCAAAGGTGTCGCCGTCTTTATCAATCAATTCAAATCTGGTTATGTTTCCACTTACTGAATCATCAAGGTAAAGGTAAAAGGTAATGACATCACCTGTTAGGTCTGTTTTAAAGATGGGAGTTTTATATTTTTTACCTCCCATTGTGTACTGTCCTTCCTTAATAAAACTAAGCAACCAGTTTTTCATCTTGGTATGACCGTTAGTTGTTATAGCCATCTAAATCACCTCTCCGGCTACAAATTCCCCACAAATGGGGTAAGGCTGCATTGCAGTAATAAATGAACTGCTAAGTTCAAAGTTAGATGGATATGTTCGAAGTTCATTTGGAAACGGATCAGGAAAATCACCGCATATAGGAAATGTGTTCATTGCTTTTGAATAGGAATCATCCAATTCAAAATTTGAAGCATAAAGTCTGTTATCATTGGAAACTTTCTCTCCACAAGCAACTAGCTCGCCTGCAAAGTATTCAAATGGATACAGCCATCGTTCATAATCGTTTTGTATAGTCGTCAACCGTTCGAGTAAATATTGCCACTGTGTTCCGACTCCGCCAGTCAATACCTTTGCCAACTCTTCGAACGGGATCCCATAAGTATCATGACCATTAATTGTGATTAAGAGCGTTGCGGGCTCTCCTGCAAATGGCCCCTCTTTAACATTTGCCGCAGTTTGAACACTCACAAGATGATCTCCTAGATAAACTTCTAGTAGCTTGATAATCGTCTCAATATCGCCATCGGACAGATAGTTTACGATGATACGAGTTTTTAGCTTTAAACGGTATTCTTCATCGGAGACACCTCCGCGTGGTTCTTGTAAGATCTCAACCCCAAGACGATCTAACACAACGCCCTCAGCTTCATCGATATCACGCCACAATTCCATCTTGTCGAGAGTTTGCTGCAGATCATCCATTTGATCGGAAACGATTGTAAAAAGCTTCCCAATTGTGCTATCGGGCGTTTTTTTAAACATATCCGGAAGTTTGCTAAGCATATCCGTTAAAAAACTCATGAGACCACAACCTTGTCATAGCTTGTCTTGGCTACTTGGTTAGAATCGACGACGATATTAGATTGAAAATAATTAATGCCATCCGTGCTTAATTCCACGATGGCATCATCTACTCCAACACTATTGAGAACTGCAGCTACTATTTTGGCGTGAACTACATTTTGTTTAAGACCGAGTCCGGGATATTCGTTACCATGTTCATCAGTGCCACCAATGTAGCTTAAGATTTGATTTCTTACATTCGTGACCCCATCAGCTGGGAAATCAGGGCCTTTTGTCAATGTAACTCTCACATACACTTGTATGGTTTCTGGCCTGGTAAATCCGATTTCATGAACAGTTCCTTTGGAATCTGTGACCTGTACAACAGTGGTTCCATATACCTGAATTCCTCCAGGTGCAACAGAAAATATGGCTTGAGCCACATCTTCATCAGATCCACCAAAAACAAAAGGAGCAATGCAATGAGGGGGTAAACCGTCTTTTTCGAAACTAGACGTGTTTTGATTGACGATTGCATCTCGAACTCCGGGAACTTCCAGAAGTTTGGCTTCAATACTTTCTATATTAGAAGACCCTGATTTTTCAGGGTAATTTTGAAATCTCTCATAAAATTCAGCGTCTGTTTCTGCATCTCTACCACCTGTAGTGGGTTCAAGATTGACAACAGAATGAACATTAGGATCTAATTCTATGATTTCAGTTATGGCCCCAGCATCTACGTTTCCTTTTGCTCCGGATTCTTGCGCGTAAATTTCAGCATAACCAACTCCGTTGCCGTCTAGTTTACAATCCTCTGTAGTTTCAAACAGAATATTGTTTTTCGTCCCTACGACAAGCCCTGCCGCTACAGATTCATTTGGTTCCCCAGTAATCTGTATTTTTCCGTAAGCATAGTCAGCTTTTAAAGGCGTCATTCCTTTTAGTTTTCCCAATCGATACAATGACACCCCTTCTGCAGTTCCGGGAAATGAGTTATTATATACCCGTTCAACGTTGTCCCAAAGAATAGCTTGAAACCAAGCAAAAATACGAAGAATAATTCCGAGTGGTGTATAAGCTTTGGTGTTTACGTCCTCTCCAAACAATTCCTTTGCTTTTGCTTCCATCTCATCAATTAGATCACTGTACGTTTTTTTTGAAAATCCATTGCGATCAAGCATCTACAGTCACTCCTTCTAAACTAACGGAAGACCCATCAGTTTTTACGACTGTTACATCTACGCTTATTCTCCTATTCTTGTCTGGGGTAAAAATGATTTCTCTTACTTCTGCTACTCGATCCTCTTGCATTAATGCTTCCACAATATCGTAATGAGCCTGTTCTTCATCAAATTGCTTAGTTAAAATATTGCTCCGATCTAATCCTATTGTTTCATCTAGTTGGAATTCGCCGAGTTGAGTTGATAAAATCATTTCTAAATTTTGCACAATCTCATCATCATCACTAACCATTTCTAACTCGCCATTTTCATCAAAAACTAGATCTCCATTCACTAGCTTTAGTCCTTTCATCCATCAAACACCCCCACAACAACCGCATCATTTTCGCTAAAAAGAGAATGCGAATCCGGATCAATAAAATTAGTTCCAGATAGGTTTTCTAGTGATCTTTGAGCACACATGTAAAAAACTAAGCACCCAACCCTAATATCATCTTGGCAATGCTTCAAAACAGGGGCATCGTTGATTGGTGATTGCTTATAAACATTGTCATTTGTATCTGCCATAAGAAAAAGAGGTTGTAAATCAGCTCTCTTAGTATTCGAATCATATTTCAAAACTTTTGCCGGCGCTAGTGTGTGGATGCTCAATAACGTTTCTCTTTTATACTTTTCAAAGAACTTTGACATGTAGCTCATTAAATCACCTCAAACTCTGTAAGGAAATCATTCCCATCGTAATAGTGCTTTCCACTCTTAGCTCGGAAAGTACCGTTAGCTGTGGAACTTTTTATCTGAATAATGGAAGCAGTGGTGATTCGGTGTTGAAGCAAGCACCTAACTGTATATCCTTTTTGATCGTCATCCTCAAACGGTTCAGGAGGTTCTATAAGGCCTGTCTCTTCACTCAATGTAAAGCGTTCATCATTGCCTTTTTTAATCGAACGAATGACCATTTTTCCACGTCTCCAGTACATGGAAGCCCCACAATCTTTGACCACTTCAACAAGGTTATTTTCAATTTGACCGGTAACCTTATAGCCATTTTTATATACCTTGTTACGCGGTAAACTAAGTTCAGCCAGCTTGATTCCAAGTATTTTTGTTAATTTTGTGATGATTTGTTTGGCTGTTGTACCATTCTTAAAAGTGATTTGCATTGTTTGTTTTCGGTACTTTGCTACTTTAACAGTTCTGCCTTTAATTCGTTTCTTCACATAATATTTTTTTGCAGGATCCGCTACATCAGGAGTGACTTTTATTCCACTGTAGTCTGTACCTTCTTTAAAAGTAATAGTCGTGATTTTATCTGGACCATTATATTTTGTGACAATGGAAGTAATTTTTCCTGCACTTAAAACACCATAGTCACCTTTATATCCGGCCGTAACCGAAATATTTTGTCCTTTTTTAATTCGACTTATGGTAGTTTTAGTCAAATTGTAAATTTTTACTGTATTGATATTTGGTTTTTCATCATCATCAAAGTTAATCTCAAATTGGATTTCGAGATCATCATTGGAAAAATTTAAATACCCTCCCGACACTCCAATTGTCACTTTTATTACTCTGCCGTATAAAAGTGTACTAGTTGCCATTGTCATCACCATTTAAATTGTAATTGTAATCGTTAGGGTCAGGTTCATCTTCGTCTTGTATATCATCAATATATAAAAAGACAGTAACTCCAAAATTTTCATAGGTGATACGGTCTTCTCTACCTGCCTCATCCATCGGCACGAGTGTAGGGCCGGGCAAGCGTTCGTCAATTAAATCCTCAAAAAGAGGGCGATTCAACACCATCTTTTCACCAAGGACAATAACATTTCCCTCACTGTCCCATAAATCAACCGTAAAAAAATCATTCGTCTGATTATAATTAATTCCCATGGTGAATTGCTCTTCTCCAATATCAATATCAAAGATAACCGGAACCTCTTCCTTGTCAAAATCGATATAATCCCGCTTAGCCATTTAATCACCTTCTTATTTAACCCGCAATTTTACACCAATGGGGATTCGACGATCGGGGTACTTGTTCCACTTTCTTAATGTCGCAATAGGAGTTCCATATTTTTTCCACAGTCCCCAGTATGTGTCTCCTTTTTTTACCTTGTGATAGACTTTCGTTGTTTTTTTTGTATTGGATTTACTTTTCTTTCCGCTTTTCTTTTTTGTTGTTTTCTTTTTGACATATGGACTTTTTGCTATCCGAATTTCTTGCAACTCTATTGTTATTCCCATGCCATTACCTATGGTGGAATCAAATGTTGGTTGCATGCTTGTGATGACCACATTTTTGGCAGTAGTTCTACCAACATAAGTGACGACGGTTCCGGCATTTTGTAATTTCTCAAGAGCGTTATAAATATTCATTGCTTCTACATCTGTCTTTCCGAGAATTTTACCGGTTATAGTAAAAGTTTTGGGCTGCCTTTGTACTGAGTCAGTAATTGGCAGCCCTTTTTCAGTCGGATAAGAGGTGACATTAACAGTGTTGGTAAAGGATTCTTGCATATTAGCAATGGTGTATCCTGCTAATTTCCCCATTAATATGCCACCCCCGAATCGATAATTGATATAAAATCCTTAAACGCTTTTTCCATTGCATCATTAACAGCACGCTGTATTTTGGATTCATTTGTATCACTGTTATTGCCTTCGATTTTAATGTTGATAACAGGTGCAAAATTAATCGTGAAATTTCCTTTTTGTTTAAGTAATTCCTGAGTTTTTCTGTTGTTATGAATCTGGCTTCCAAAAGGTAGATCAACGATTTCCGGTCCGTCTTCTCCCACAATTACTTGATCATGGTTCATTTTTCGACCGCCGTTTTTATATCCGACATATCCCTTACCACGAGCCATATTACGAAGTCCAGGGACATTCGCGATCGATCCGTACCGCGCATTCATGTAACGAATTGCGGCAACGGCATTGTGTACCGGGTTCCAAATATCGTTGAATCCCGGCATTTTGTAACGGTTAAAAGTAGGGTCGATTGTTTGGAACAACCCCTTGGACGGAGTCCCACGTTTAGCGTTGATGTCCCAAAGATTTATTGCTTTTGGATTAAAGCCAGATTCTTTTTTAGCAATCGTCATTAAAGCGTTTAGATAGCTTGCTGGTGTATTGGTAATAGCCATTGCTGCAAGAATCCATTTTCTTGCTTGTGCAGCTCCGGTCCCTGATACCGCCCCAATACCTGCAAAATCTCCAACTTTCTCTTTCAAGTAGTCAATTGCACTATTTTTTAAGTAATTAAGTGCACTTTTACCGATACCGCCGATATCTATTTGCAAAGTGTTTTTACTGAATAACTTTTTAACTGCTGAAGCAGGATTTGTGATAAACTCTAAAATTTCGTCTGTTATTTCACCAGCTGTACGTATAACACTGCTTGCATTATTTTTCACTTTATTTACAACTGTGCTAGCCGCTTCTTTAATGGATCCACCAATTCCTCTTGCGTAACCGGGCATACTGCCTTTCAATCCGCCAGATAGCATTTGCTTTGTTTGGGTGTGTGTCAGGACCCTTGTCCCCGGAGGGAGATCCACAATCTCAGCGCCATTTTGTCCGACAAGTGTCGCCCCTTTGTACGGGACGTAAGCCAATTCTACGCCTTCCTCACCAACTACAGCTGGTCCACCTGGATGAAAATTCGTACCTTTAGCATAAGATTTAACGGATTTGGCCGATGCGGAACTGTATCCTGCTGGTTTCCACATCGGAATTCTTTTTTCTGATCCAAAAAATTCAAGTACTTTGTTAATTCCACTTGAAATAGCATTAACTACTTTAGCCAAGCCAATTTTGAAGGTATCCCATTTTGATAGAACTTGTCCTGTCTCCCAATCAACTTGATCAACATGCTCCTTAGCTTGCTTTTTGGCTTGCTCAACTACCTTTTTATGCATATCTTCAGCTTGTTTCACGGCCTCATCACGAGTTTCTTGTGCCTTTTTGATAATTGCATCATACTGTTCTTTACTAATTGACTTATTATCGAGGTATTCCTGATTAGCTGCTTCTACAACTTCTTTATATTTCTTATTAGCCTCTTTAACAGCACCGTCACGAGCCTTTTTAGACTGCTTCACAACATCAGCCGCTTGTTTCGCACTGATTTCACTTGATTCACTTTGCAACATTGTTAAGATTGTACGTTGCTCTTTTGCTGATTTAGACACAGATTTAACAGCAAAAGTATTCATTTTATTTTGCAGTTTGTTGATCTCTTGTTGTTCTTCTTTTGTCAACGCACGTTTTTCCTTAGAAGCCTTTTCTAAAATTTTTTGTATTCTATCTTGTGCCTTTCGCACTTCATCCTGTTGCTTTTGATGGTTTGACTTCATGCTATTTAAAATAGCGTTCTGCTCTTTTTGACTGAAACCGCTAGATTTTAAGAAGTTAGAGAGTGTTTTTTCGCTTTTCTCGAACTTTGTTTTGAAGTTTTTGTTAATAGTATCAGCCATTCGATCATACGTTTTAATTAAACTATCAGCAGTATCTTTAGACACAGCTGTTCCAGTCCAATTTAATCTATTCAACTGAACAATAGCATTATCAGATAGTTTTTTATAGCTGTTGTATGCCTCTGTAGTGGACTTAGAAACATCCTTACCGAACTTAATAACCGATGGCAAAGGTTCCTCGAATAGTCTTTTTACATTCCCAATGCTAACAATCATTCCTGCTATTGGATTAACAGGTGCAGCAGCTTTGATTCCTTTCATAATTGTTGGCCAATTATCTTGAACAGCCTTCCCAAACTTTTCCCCAAATGAAGATCCAGCATATGCACCTATCATTCCACCGATTGCCGTGCCAATTCCTGGAGCAATAGCCGATCCAATTGCAGCCCCTGCAGCACCACCAGCTAATGATCCGCCGAACCCACCTAAATCTTGACCAACAGTATCTTTTGTCATGCCTATCAAAGATAATCCAGCAAATGCAGTACCTACAATAGGAACAGCCTTTGATGCCTTACCACTAAACTGCATGCCCTCTTTTACTCGATTTCCTACTTTCGAAAAGAAACCGCCTTTAGTTGCTGCTTCATCTGTTACAGCTGATCTAATTTTTTTATTTTGAGCTTCTTTCATCAACTCAGAATAGCTTTTAGTCTTAGAAGTTGGCTGAATAGACGAAATAGATTGAGGGGCAGCAATAGTTGCATTTGCTTTTTGAATCTTAGAAGCCATTACTAGCGCTTCATTACCTGTCTTGGCCATTTCAGCACGGTAATTACTAAAGAATACTTTAGCACCGCTCATGACTTCACGGACTGATTTAATTGCCTTGTGTACATTGTACAAAGCAAAAGATACGGGGATTATACCGCCTACAATTATGCTTCCCCATACAACCATAGACTTTGCAGAAGGGCTTAAATTGTTAAACCCTTCAACTAGATGTGTAATTACTTCAACGCCTTCTTTAACAGCTGGTTTTAATGTGTCCGATACACTAATTGCTGCGCTTTCAAAAGCACCTTTCATCTGTTCAACAGATCCGGCCAGGTTATCTGACATTGTATCTGCGGCTTTTTTGGAGGCACCATCTGATTCTTGAAGTGATTTAGTATATTTCCTTATTTTTTCCGGTCCAGCTTCCATCAGCGTTAGGAAACCTGAAGCAGCCTCAGTGCCCACCATCGCAGAAAGGTTCGCTAATTTTTGAGCTCTGGTCTGTCCTTCCAGCGATTGAGAAATATTTTGAATCAGATTGGCCAAGCCGACAAAATTTCCTTTCGAATCCTCTATCGTGATTCCTAGCTTTTGCATCATTTTCGATGTTTCTTCAGATGGTTTTAACAATTGAATGAGGCCGCCACGTAAAGTCGTTCCAGCAGTCTCTCCTTTAATTCCTGCATCACTCATTATTTCAATAGCAGCAGAGACTTCTTCAAGTTTCATTCCTAACGCATGGGCCGGGGCTGCAGCGTATTTAAAGGCATAGCCCAAGTCATTTATATCAGCTGATGAGTCATTGGCCGCTTGCGCCAAGACATCAGCTACATGACTCGCTGCGCTAGCTTTAAGCCCAAATCCATTCAATGCAGCAGTCATAACTTCGGCAGTGCGTGCCATACTTTCTCCAGAAGCTTCACTTGCTGAAATGACACCAGGCATAGCTGCCATAATTTGTTTGACTGTAAATCCGGCCTTTGCAAGCTCCAATTGACCAGCAGCTACTTCAGAAGCAGATTTAGTAGTACTTGCCCCAAGTTCAATTGCCTGATCACGCATTGCCCTAAATTGCTCCAAAGTAGCACCAGAAACGGCCTGTACCGCACTCATCTGCTTGTCAAACTCCATGCCAACTTTGATAGCCGCTGCACCTAAATCATACATTTGCTTAGTAAATGCACCGATACCAATTGTTGCCAACGCACCTTTTGCTAAATCGGCCGTAGAAGCGAAATCTTTTAAAGATTTACTAGAATCATCAACACTTCTTTTTTGTTCTCTGAAGCTATCTCCGGATCTTTTGGCACTGGAAGCTAGGCTACTATGTTCACGACTGGCACTTCTGGCACGATCGGCATTTTCTTTTAAAGAATCAGCGTTCTTTCTGATGGAACTGCTAGCATTGGCATATTTTCTACCAGCTTGTTCGATGGCTTTACCGCTTTGATTAGCACTTCTTTCAAGCTTGTCCGTTTCGTGGATAGAAGCATTAATCCTACGATTTGCATCATCAAGGGCTTTGGAGTTGACTTCAATATTGACTCTCATCGTTGTATTTCTAAGTGATTTAGCCATCTATCCGTCAACCCCCTTTCCCAAACAGTTTTATCTTCATTTTTGCAGCACTAATAGCCACACCAAGTTGTTCAGCCGTCATACGACCTACTTCCTCATGTGTGGCTATCCCTGCGATTACCGGCAACCAGTAATCAATATCTTCTTGTAATTTGCGATCATAAACTTCCTGTGGATCAAACTTACAATTGTCTACCAAGAAAGTTGTCTGCGAGTGCCATCACCTCACGTAATCCATCGTGAGTCTCCCAGTATTCCCAATCCACTTTCGGATCAACAATGACATGTTCCATAATTTCTTCGAAATAAGCAGAATCCACAACGTTACCAAAACGGTTTTTGCATCGATCAAGCATTTCAATCGTTGCCTTTACGCCCGGAAATTGAAAAGTATATTCCACACCAGCTACCGTATGTTTTTCTTGTTTACCAAATTTAGATTGTTTTACTTCTTCTTTTTGAACTTGTTTATTATTTTCGCTCACTTTCCATTCCTCCTAATTTCATTAGTAGTTGATAACATCAAAGTCTCCAACTTTGATCGTGTATTGACGTCCTTCCACTCCATCAGAAAAAGTAGCATCGGCTTGTTTTGTCACCATTGCCTTTGTGCCACCGCGTTTTTCACGAGTAGATGGATCATTCACCCAAATCGGGAACAATTCGCGAGATTTTGCTAGATTGTTAAAGAATTTACAAAATGGCGATGTTTGATTTAGCGTGATGGTGATGGTTCCCAATTTAGAGTTATTAACAGTCCATGTTGTCTCTCCTTGAGCATTAGACTCCGCTGTGACAAGTTCGTCATCCTTATTTGCGGTGACGAACGTCCCTTTTTTAAATCCCGTTACGTTCATGTTTTTTGCAGTTACAGTTACTTTCGAAGCGTCATAAACTCCGTCTGCCATCATAGATTCCTCCTTTTAATCAAAAATCAAAATAAGAAAGCGAGCTTGTAAGCCCGCCAGTTTGATTATTTTAGTAATTTACAACTGTCCCTTTTACCTTCATTTCGTGGAAGGCTCCTTCTGGATAATATTCAAAGCTCAGACCACTATAAATACGTTTTTCCCTATCTTCTGCAGGAATCTCATTCATCGTTTTTGAAAAAACTGTGAATTCGGCATTTCCATTTTCATCTTTATCAATAATCCCGTTTTGTGCAGCAACAGACAAAACCGTTGTTACGACAGAAACTGCCATTGCAATACCTGTGTCATTGCTTGGAACTTTATCATTATCGCTCAACATTTGCTGCAAGCCGCTTTCAATATTAGCTTTCACCCAATCTTGACCGTGAATGAAATCAATATATGAACCGCTTGCTGTTAATCCTTCAGAAGTCTGAGGAGTTCCCGCCTTCAACACGTAAGCATTGGCTCCAGAAGAATGTAATGATTTTAGCTCACCAGCAGAAATATCAATTGGTGTAACGCCGCTTAAATTCTTGCGGAACTTCCATGTAATTGATCCAACTGTTAGTGATGCAGCATCACCGACAATAGCAGCATCAATTTCTTCATCTGGTTTGTCAGGATGATAATAGAGAATGGTTCTAGAATTTAATTTGTATTGATCTATCTCTGCTTTGTCTTCAATTTTTAATACTAAAAACTTGAATTTACGCGCTTGTAAAGCATTAGATACTGCCAATCTTTCGGATGTAATTGCATCTGGCAAGAGTAAAAAGTGCCATGATCTATCAAAATATTTTTCTAATGCTTGTACGATTGTTAACCCAGTTCCAGGCTCTCCTCCACCTGAAGCGCTATAAGTTGCTACAGCTACAATATCTGGTCTATTAGTTTGAGCAAATACTGCCGCAGCTTTTTTATACACGCTTGTACTTTCGGGAAAATCTTGTTTCAACGTATCCAACTCACTGTATTCTTTATAAATTGATTCAGTTTCAGTTGATGCCGCTAAGATCAATGGGCGTCCTAAACCAATCTTAGGCGCTGGATTCTGAACATCAATAGTCACTTGAACGTCTTGAATCGCCATTAGTTTGTACCTCCTATTTTAAATTCTTCAATCGACTCTACATCATCTACATAGGTATCACGAACACGCAACTGAACATCAAAACCGGCTGTACGTTCATAATCAATGGATATGAAATTGTCACGTTGCGAAAAATTCATTGTGCTTACAACAACAATCCCTTGTTTTTCCAAAAAACTTCGTCCTTGTGAGGACTTTAAATAGGACTCTGCTTTTTTGGCCAAATTTAAAACGCCTACCGAACTAGTTCCATGCCACGTAAGTGACACAACCAGTTCAAATATGGCGCCTTCATAATCTCTTTCAATATCAATCTTTGGAGAAGTGATGGTATAGCTGCAATAAGGATAAGGAGGTGGATCCCCTACACTATTGTCAGCTATCAAAGGATAACCCGATCCTTCTTTAATTGCTTTTATCAAAGCACTGGTGACAGTCGTATAATCAAAGTCATTGCTCAAATGCACTCACCCACTTTAATTCGTACAGATTAAAGCCTGCATATGCTTTATACGGCAGTTCTCGTTCAACCGAATACTTATGACCATCGCTAACGACTATACTTTTAATTGGAATGTCCATAGTAGTTATAAGCTGCCTGTCAGCAGATGAAAGACGACCACCGCTTTGATATAGCTCATTTGACGAAAAAGGAATGACTACCCCTTTTGTGTCAATCGGTTCTGATGGATTTGGTTGAACCCATTCGCCGGTATCTTCGTCATAATGGCCTTTATCTGTTGGATCAGCAGGTAAGATGATTTGAATAGGTAAGCTATACTCTTCGATTAGATCAGAGAAATCAAACATATTCCCCATCGTCTCTCACCAACTTCCATGTGACGTGCATTCGCAATCCACCAGTGTCAATGAGTGGATTATCAAACCCCTTATTTTCAATCGTTAAAGGGCTGTTTTTCGGTGTTCTAATGTCTCTAATCTTTTCTTGAATATCTCCTACTATCCTAGCCCCTAAACGCTTAAAAACGGTCTTCGCGTCTATTTCTAACTCACAAAGTTTTTCAATCTGTTTTTCTAGGAAATCCATCCATTCATCGTTCTTTTCATCAAACGTTGAACGGATAAAAGAACGTTCTGGGATATTGACACTTTCTTTCAGGATGAACATGACCTTTATTCCGTTCTCCGCTGTTTTGTCAGCAACCGCAAGAACATTTTTCCCTTTTGGCTGAAACAGACCGGGAATTTCGGAAGGTTTTCTGTCTCCTGCTTCTTTGGTTGGAATGGCAAGGTATTTATTCTTCGCTTTAATTTGTATCCCAAACTCGTGTACATTCGCGATCATTGCGTAAAAAGAATCATCCGAACCAAAAATGCCAATCTCGATGGAATAGCGATCGAGTTCGGCTAATTCACGATAAAGCCATTGCAATCCTTCATCATCTGTATGCACATTGACCATTTAAATCACCGTCAAATTAATCCTCGATTTTGCTGTAAGTCTGTTTTTCAAACGTTCATATTCTTGGCCATATGGAGTAGCACTCAACCCAGTATTATTATTAATAGATTGAGTGCTATAATCTTTTCTCATTGGTCCCACTGACTCTGATTGCGTTTGTCGGATATTTAGCGACCCAAGATGTGCCGCTAAATATCGACTCAATCTTTCCTCGTATTCTTTTTTTATACCTAATGACTTAACCTCTTGATAAGCGTCTTCAATAATAATTTGCAGCTGATCATCCGTTAGTGCCGATAGGTGTTTAGCGATTGATCTAACTCTATCAGGCGTTGTAACAGCCATTTTTATCCCTCCTATTCTTCAGGTTTTACAATTTTATCTTCCGGAGGGTTCTTGATTGATTCAATTTGTTTATCGATAGCTTCGATGACTGTTTTGCGATTTCCCTTGGCAGCTTCTTCTTCACGGAATTTTTGCAAAGTGGCAAGCTCAAAGGTGTCATTGACTAGTTCGATCGCTTTTTTTGCATCTAAAGACGCTAAAGAAGCGAAATCATCATCTTGTGCAATGACAATTTCGCCTTTATCGATTAAATATTTATTCAGTGGATGTTCCAGTGCTTTTTTAAACTTTTGTCCTTCCGATAAAGTAAGGTTATTAACCCCTGGAATTAAGCGAACCCCAATATGACGGACGAATGCACCTAAATTTTGCACTAACATTAAATACCATCTCCTCTCGCGATTGCCATCGGATAACGTACAATGATTCCTCCGCAACGTTCTTCTACCGGAACAGTCCACTTCGGGTATTTCCATTCTTCGTCAAGTCGTGTAAGGTCCATCGGAACGACAAGTTGAACTACTTCTGGAGAAGCATCAATTACTAGGAATGAATCTGTTCCAGCTGTACCAACACCTTTAAGATCAGGAACACGATGAATTTGAGAGAACCATTGATATCCTTGAATGACTTGCAAAATAGATCGTGCGTCAAAATCGCTGAAACGTCGATTCAACTCTTCGTATTGTTCTGCAGGTACGCATAAAACAAGATTTGATGAATTTGAATGCCCTGGCAGTACCGTTACTTTTTTACGTAGTTTCCGAATATCTTCAATGATTTCAGCGCTTGTTTTATTTACCCATTCTGTTTTACCGCTTGCTCCTTGAGCAACATTTTCAATTTGAATACCAGGAGTATTCACAGCACCTAAAATGTTGTAATCAGGGTCTCCAATCCAAGCAAGCTTATTTTCCTTTTCAGCTACAGCTCTACGAGCAACCGCAGCTTTTGTAGCATCAACAGTAGTTCCTGTCATCTGTGCTGCCCGCAACTCTTGAACTGTGTAGGTGAATCCTGTGGCAATTGTATAGATTCTAGCAAACTCACGACGAATATCAGCGTCTACAAGTGGCAAATCATCTGCTGCATTGCCCATGATTTTTGCGACACCAGAGCGTGTTAGTACGTTGTAGGCATAAGTTTCTGCTCCTGGATGAATATCTGATTTAATATCAAAGCATTGCCGCGCAGTTAATTCCTCATATTTCGGTTCATATAGTGTGTTGTCGATCGCTTCAAGATCGAGTGCTCGAAACATTACTTTATCCATCTAAAATTCCCCCTTATGGTAAGTTAATCTCTAATTGTGCTAATCCGTTGGCTGCAGCTGAAGTTTTAAATACTCCAACCACCCCTGATTTCTCTGTAACGGTTGTATCCGCTGGCCGGAAATTACCTGTAGCATTATCAATAACCGCTTCATCACCCTTCACTACATCTTCCAAGACTTCTACAAAGATGATGCCGCGTCGTAAATATGAAACAGCGTCACCAGCTGAATATTTGCCATTTACAGAATCAGAGACGTTCGCTAATCGAGTTTCTGCAAAATGGTTCGCAATGGCCACCCCTTGAAATTTTCCTGTTCCATCGTATGTTTCCACCTTGTTTGGATTAGTGGCGTTTAATTGGACTGCTACACCCCAATCAATGTCTTCAGCAGCCGCCCCGGTATCTGCCCGGTGGCCATGGTAAGAAGCTACTTTACCTTTTCCTAATTCTTGTGGCATGTACTGTTCATAACTAGTAATAGGCATGTTTCAAAACCTCCTTATTTTGATTTGTTCATGTTTTTAATGTTCATGCGTTGTTTTTTCTTTTCCTCAACAGCTGATTGTTGACTTGCTCCCCCGAAATTTTTAAGCTGGTTGGCCCCATCAGAAGAAAATCCTCTTTCGCTTACAACACCAACTGTTGCATCGAAGAATGCGTTTATATAGTCATCCGACTTTCCATCACCTTTAAAGTCTGGTTTCACCTTTTGGATAACGGCTTCTTTGATCTCACGTTCTGTTTTTCCTGTAAAATCAAAAGAATCACCAAGCAATGGTTTCGCGCTGGTGATTAATTCAATACGTTCATTCACTTTTTTGTCTAATTCATCTGCAGAAAGGGTATTTTTCTTGGCTTCCTCCAATTCTTGTTCTTTCGCTTTAAGTTGAGCTTCTAATGCGTCATATCGGCCTTGCAATGCGTCATAATCCTTTAATTTTGTTTCAGCAGCGTCTAATTTTGCTGCTTGAGCTTCAATAAATGACTTAACCGCTGAATCCACTTCATATTCCTTGCCATCGATTTTGTATTTCACCATATTTATTCCTCCTTCTCCTTTATCTTCGATTTGCCAGGCATCAGAGTCACCACGAATAGCAACTTCTGGTCCAGCACGCCCTTGATCAACAATAGCAATATGATTGATTTCAATGTTTCGTTGAACATATTCATATTGCTGCCCTTGATAAGTGCCTGATTCTGCAACGATGTCAGCCATAAAACCAATGCTAATCTCTCGTTTCCCGTCACGAATCTTTTGAATAAGCCCGGCATCTGTGACAGTAAAAGAGACAACTAGCTTTAAATCTTGGACTCTCGCATCCGTATGTGTAATCCCTTTTGCATATTGGCTGAAATTTTGCAATGTGACAGGTTCGTTAGGATGGTCATCAGTAACCGGCTTTGCTTGTGCCGATTGAATCGTTTTGTCAGAAAAGATTTCCTCTGGCAACTTTGCTTCCATCTGAACCGTTCCATCACTTCTCATATAGGGAAAGACACCGGGACGAGTGATAGGTGCTGTGACGGTTAGGTATCCCTCTTGTGTCTCGTCAAAATCCTGTATGAATGTTTTATCATACCTTTGGAGCTTCACACGTTATCACCTCCTTTTCGTTGCAATAAAAAAAGCCATCAATAGATGACTGATCCAACATTAAAATCTTTTAACGCTTTTTCTAAAGCTTTTTTTAATCGTTCATCGAACTGTTCTGCATCAAAATTTACATTAACGGTAAGATTGTGAATGCAAGATTTTTTATTTCTGTACAATTTTTCTTGCAATAAATAGCCCTCAAGTTCCCATATTTTACTTTCAATCCTCTTTTTACAAATCTCCTCGCCAATTTTTTCATCATAATTTGCTGGGTCAACGCAAGCAGACGATTCAACGATTGTAAAACCATTTGGAAGCTTTGCAGTAACCACTGTTACTTTTCCGAATATTGTTTTCACATCAAACTCAGATGATTTCATGATTTTATTTACATGTTCTTGAGTTACGGTGTTTTTTGTCATCTTTTTTCCTCCTAATCATCAAATACTGGAATCGCCACACACCTGCACCTAAACGGAGTCCCAGGCAGCCCTTCTGCAGGTGGATCACTGTAAGAAAAAACCTTACCATCAAGTGCTCTATGTGCCGGTCTTACACGTTCATCATGAGAAGTAGACCATTTGAATTTTTTAACGCCCATTTCTTGATGACGTTTCGCTGTCATTTGACCAAATATGGATCCCGTCTGATCAACCGCTATGAACTTGGCGCGATTTTGTGTCATCCCAATACGTTCTACAAGCTGATCCCGAATAGATTTAATGCTTTGGCCGTTTTTTACACCTTGATAGATGATAGCTTCGATCTTAGGGAAAAACTCATCCCGAATTGTGCTGATATAGCTCACATTTTCCGTTATGGATGATCTCATGTATTCATCAATCCATGGTTCATATTGAGTCGGATCAATACCTTTGATCTTTCCTTGATTTCTAGCGATGTTTTCGCTGTATTGATTTAACGAATTCAAGAAACGAGTAGCAATTTCTTTTACGGTACTTGATGCAAATATTCCAAGAGACAATGCTTTGATCAAATCGATAGCCTGCTGAATAACATCAAGTGGACCATCTGTTTTATAAAAGGCACTGTCATTCCGCTGATACAATTTGATCTGCTCTTTAATCTGTTTGTCGAACACACGCAAAGTGAGCTTTCCTAGCTCGTCTACAAGGCGTTTTAACTGTCGATAATAGGACATTGCCACGGCATCTGGAAAACGCGTAGGAGGGGCCATTCTAGCCATTTTTGCCACGTTCCTTCCATGCTTCATAAACCTCTTTAGCCATTCTCTCTAAATCTGCTTCATCGCCGCTAAATTTAAGTTCATTTGTTAGACCGAACTGACCGAAACGAGTTTCCCTTACTTCGTCAACAGTTAGAATTCCGTTTGTTACATAAATTTGGTCTGTTTCAGCTATTAACTTACGAATCTCAGCATCTGTTTTGGAATCGACATGCCACAACGGATTGAATTTTATCTCCCACTCAAGAGAATCAGGATCAATGACACCACCTAATTCATCAGACGACCATAAAAGTAGCCGAATAAGTCGTTCAAGATTGGGTTTTAATTCATTTTCTTGCATGGCAACAATACGAGAATAATAGTTCATCACATCGTACTGAGCACCAGTGATGGTCCCTGCTTCTTGCCCTTTTATGACTGTTTTCGGCATTCTGACTGCTCCGGAAAGGTAATCCCAAACATAATCAAGTAGATCTTTAATTCCTGTTGTGTTGGTTGTTTCTTTGGTCAGTTCCTCTTCTTTGCCAATTACAGCAAGAGCTTCGGTGCGAAACATGTAATCCATAATCATTCCCAATTCGTATTTTTCTTGAGTATCCATATCCACGATACTGTCTGATTTATAAACTTTAAAAGCAAAGTCGTATAGGATCTGCCCAACAGACCACAAAGAAGTATCTAAAACAGTGATGATGTCATAAAGTGATTCAAGCAACGGCTGACCGCGGTATTCATCTTCAAGCCTACGAGTTTGATCATGGATAAGACGTGAAGCATGGACATTATCTTGAGATATTCCCGCAATTTGTTGACCAAGACTGGATCTCCTATTCACCTGGAAAAACTCAACTTCTCCATAGTTTGGACTAAACATATCCTCATTCAAGATAAAATGATTTACCTTTTTCCCACTAAAAGCATGGATATAATCGACGCGTTTTAACTTCTGTACATCTAACGGATCTGACAATTTAAAAGGTGACGATTGGGTAACACCCAATGAAATAAATCCATCACCATAAAGCCTTTCATACGATCTGGCTTTTTTAAATTTTTCTTTTGCTTTTAAATCACTGAGTTTGCTCATGATATCATTCTTTAGTTTTTCATCTTCCATTCGCAAAGTGAACCAGTTTCGCGTCATATCCTCCGCAGGAATGTCGATGATATTTTGGACGATGGCATTTGTTGCATAAAGGTCTGTGAGTTCTTGATTCGTAAGTCTTCTTCTTACTCCAGGTTGTTGTCTTACCAAAGCATCTTTTCCATATCCTTTCCCATGCCCCTGCATAAAATCCGCTCGTAGTACTTTTGCTTTTTCCACGCTTTTCATTTCATCACCACCTATCTGCGTCGACTGAGCATTTTCTTATAACGATCAAGAGGGTTTTCTTTTGCCGTCTGCATTTTATTTAGTGCTTGTGTCATAGCATCTACCATGTCGTCATGCTTTCCATTTGGAAAAGCTGCAGCTTCTTCAAGAAAGTCATTCACCCATGGACAGATATTTGGATGCGGCAAATACACATTGCCAGCTTCCACAAACGGGGAAACCGCGTTTGCCCTGGCTTCCTTGCCACCTTCCGGCTCTACAGGTACAATTCCACTGATTTCGTGTTGCAACGTCTGAATGACTGCGGATCCGTTCGCCTTGTCCTCAATATATTTTGCCTTTGCATTTGGCCACTTGTCCGTAAGATGCTTAATTGCTTTGATTGTAGCCGGGAAATTAAGCCGATCATGGACCTGATCAAGCAGAAAGAAATCGGCTTTTTTCTTAGCCCACACTTGGCCGGCAACATAGTCGCTTGTCTCGCTGTCCTTGAACGTACAGTCCCAGCTTTGTGCTTGTTTATCAAAGATTTTCGGCAGCACCACGACATCATCTGAAAGGCCCCATTCCCGTTTCTGCATAGGATTCAAAACGTAAAATTTGAACCATTCTTTTTTAAACACGTTACCGCCTGCAGGTGTTGGTCGTTGTTGAAACAGCGCCGCCCATGTACGCGAACCAACTTCTCTTTTCTTATCCTCCGCCCACTGTTCATCAAAACCTAATTCCGGACATAAGGCTTCACCGATTTCACGACCAAGAAGATCGTCTTCGTCTTCTGCAATGGCAGGAAGCCTTAATCTTTTCCAGTTTCTTGGACTTCTCACTAACAATCGGCCGATAAGATCATCCTCATGCCAACGGGTCATAATAACGATAACGGAGGCACCATCATGCAGACGAGTTGATAAAGTTGCTTCCCATTCATCCCAGATATTCTCACGAATAGTTTCAGACTGTGCTTCCTTCATATTCTTGATTGGGTCATCAATAATCATTAGATCGGCACCTTGCCCGGTAATGGATCCACCGATACCAGTTGAGATCATCCCGCCACTATGACCTTCAACTCCCCAATCTTTAGTCGCAGCATTGGATTCAGATACTTTAAGACCAAATAATTCAGGAGCAAATTCGTAAAACTTATTACGATTCACACGCCCAAATTTAGTTGCCAATCCATCTGAATAAGCAACAGTAATCACACGCTTGTCAGGATTTTTGCCAATAAAAAAAGACGGGAACGTTTCAGTCACCGTCATTGACTTACCATGGCGAGGAGGCATCTCAATCATGATAAAGTGCTGTTCTCCATCAGCTATAGGTTGTAGGTACTCACATATTAGTTCTGTATGTCTGAAATGAGTGTAATGTCCATGATGAACATACTCTACATAGTCCCGATACGATCGCCTAGCAAGTTCTTGTTTTGCGAGTTTGGAGATGAGTTGACGTTGCTCATTCGTCAAGTTCAGCAAGTTTCCTCAACTCCTCAATAGAGAGGCCAGACAAATCAATCTTGTTTGCTACCTTACCAGAATGCTCAACATCCCGTTTATCACGCCATTTATCAGGACGTCGATTCTTAAGCCAAAATATTGCTGCAGTAGTATCTGGTGGTTGATACTTTTTAACTTTTTTTGTAATTAGCATCGTTCCGTTTATCAGCTCTTTAGTTACTTCCTCATACTCATACCCTAGCGCTCGTTTAAGCAGTGAATTTTCAACCTGGCGATCAACAACCTCTTTTCCTCTTTTTAAGGCGTCAGAAATGTCAGGATATTTCTTTTTCCAATCATAGAGTGTTTGTCTTTTGATGCCCATATTATGTGCAATCTGTTCATCTGTCAGCCCATCTCTTGCCCATCCTTCTAGGAGTGTTAAATTCTCTTGAGTTAGCCATTCCTGATACTTCCCTTTAGCCATCTTACATCACTCCTCCACCTCCGACATTTGTGTTTGTTTTGCAAAAGAAAAAGCACCGCATGGGTGCTTGGAGTTCAGGATAATAATTCTTGAATTTCTTTGATTGCGTTAAAATATTTATATTTCCACTGATCGTTTGAATCATTACTTGTAAATAGATATTCAACTCCATCTCTAAACCTTATCTTAAGTTCGGCATCTCTTCTTCTAAAATCAGTAACTTTTGTTTCAATTAAATCGATATCGATTAACTTCCGAATCTCAATACAAAACGTCGTTTCTTCGTCATATGAACATTTTATTAAATTGTCACTTGTAAAAAAGAATAACTCTAGATTTTTATCTTCTTGCCAAAGATACTTTGGATAAAAGAAGTGATCATTTTCAATTACTTTTTTTATAAGTCCACTTTCTTGTAAATCTTCGATGATACCTTCTATTTTTCCGTAATGTGGTGATGAATAACTCTTTTGATAAACAAATTTTCGAAATTTTTCAAAGGTGATAAAATCCATTCTCGATCCCCTCCCGCCTACTCATTTCGACAGAAGGAGATAAAATCCTGCATTTTTTAATCTAAGTTCTGTGCCTTAGCACTCCGCTCCGTTCCTACCTCATATTTTAAACGAAAAATCCACTTGTAAAAAAATTCGTCAAAAACGTTAAAATCGTCAAGTTTGTCAAGGATTTAAGTACATTTTGACAGCTAATTTACGTACAGCTTTTTCTTTTATTTCAAATACTGCTTGTTTGGAAATGCCTAATATTTTTCCGATTCGACTTAAACTAATTCTATCCATACAGCCTTCTATTACGATTCTTTCTTTTTCATCATCTAGAGTTGCAACCGCATCTTCTAAGCGTTTCACAGTTTCTATATATCTCTTAATCCTGCTTTCTTCTCTTACTTTTTTCTGCACTGCTCCATATGTTGGATCACTATTAAATCCTACTGCTTTGGGAAGTGACGCTTCAACTCCGTATTGTGAAGTGACAGAAGATATATAATCCTCTACATCTTTTTCGGTTATCTGATTGGACATCCAATAATAATTTTTTATGTCACGGTTTACTTTCCGAATTGCTTCAACTGTAATTTCCACATCTTCTATTGTCATAGCCATCTAACCACTCCCATCTTTGTTCTTTTCCGCCTGTTTCTTAAGTAGGTTATAAGCTCGATTGTCTTTGTGTTCTTCAGCGTGACATGAAGCACATAACAACTCCAAATTATCCAACTCAGTTCTTCCACCTTTGGAAAACTCCACTATATGGTGAATGTGTAAATTTTCTGCGCTTCCGCATCTTACGCACTTGTTATTGCACTTCTCATAAACTTGTTTTCTTAGTTTTGCTCCTATTGATCTACCATCATTAAAAGTCTTGCTTTTTCCATCTACAATTTGTCTAAATTGGTGAACATGATGCATATTGCATGAGAGGTATTGCATGTACTTTCCAGCCAATGGCGGTGGAACAGGTATATTATTATCCTTTTCTATCATTTTTAAGTACCAAACTTCTTCTCCTGTAACCTTAGACATCTCTTTTATAGACTTTCTTCTCAATAATCTCATTCCCATCAACTCTGTACCGTAAATCTCTTCCTTCCACCAAGGCATAGCTTTGTTACCAATAACATTTTCGTCTATCTTTCTCATTGACTTCATATCCCCTTTCTTGTTATGATACGTATATAAGTATATACGTATATTATATAATATTATTTTGCTTTAAACAAGAAAGGATGTTCGGTATGAGAAAGAAATTTACCACTACATTGGATGAGAAGATTATTAAACAATTAAAACAATATGCTCTGGATCGCGATACAGATGCAAGTAAGGTAATAGAAAAAGCTTTGAGAGAACTTTTTGACAAAGAGAAGAAGTAAATTCTTCTCTATTGTTCATTTTCTCGCCCCTCTCTCGCTTTTTTTATCCGCGACCCAACCAAAACCTCTTACACAACGTTTAAAAGGACAAACATTGCCTGTCAATAGCCATAAACAGTTCTTACAATGGTCATCAATAACTCGAATTTTCATTGTTCCATCTCCTTTCAAACAAAAAAGGACACCAAACGAACGCAATTTTGCGTTGGTTTAGTGCCCTGGTTGTTCCAGTAGCAGTTATTAAATTTTTGACTCATATTGTTCATCAATCGTTAATTGTTTTCGCTAATGGATGAACTGTTCTAACTTCATGAAATAATCCTGTTTCTTCATAGGCAAATTTTGCTGAATCATACGCTTCTTCAGGAGTGTCAAACTTTTCAAGTAACAATCCATCTAAAAAAATCCCATATTTCATCTCTTTCCCTCCTAGTGTCATTTTTTCGTATAACTAATCTCGTAATAAATCGGCTTACCATTCTGCCAATTGATGATCTGCTTTCCAAATCCATTCCCCGGAACGTCTACTTTCTCCAGCTTTCCATCTATCACTCTATAAACAGCATTTTCTAAAAGGCTAATCTCAGCCGTCATTTTTTCTATGTTGATATTCACCGGAATCCCTCCCGTGTAGTATACTTTTATTAAGCCCACAAGTTTTGCCGGGAGAGATCCTGGCTTTTTATTTTAATTTTTTACGGGGTATGCTGAAACGTACTATTCACTAAACAAAAGCTACCGTATCTTCTTCTTCCTCGTCATAAACAGCAATCCAAGGAACTGTTTTTAGTTTCTTTCCGCAAGATTCACACTCTAATTCTTCAAAATAATAGCTTGATTTCTTACTATTTACGACAGCTCTTAAGTCGTAGTCTGCATAATCAAAGCCCATTTGATTTTTGCACTTTGGACATGGGAAAAATAATACTGGCATTTTTATTCTCCTTTCTTATTAAACAGTTTCAAACACTTTTTACATGTAACTTTTGTTACGTTCAAAATCTTAGAAGTGTCTTTAATATCCCCAAAACCATTGTTACAATCATTGATAATGTTGCTTTTGCAATATTGACCACACAATGTTTTAAAAGAATCTTTTGAATCCGTAATATGAACTTTTCCTGTAGATAACTTCGTGACAATAAACAAATCTATCACCTCTTATGCTGTTTTCCAGCTCTCCACTTCCAATCCACAACGCCAATCCTTTTCGGTCGATTGGAAAGATCGCATTTCCAGCCTGTACGAATACGCTCTAGCTCATCTTTAGAAAGTTTATAGACTTTTACTTCCCCATGCATTCCGTTCCCTCCATCACTTCTTTCAATTTTTCATATACAAAACTTCTCGTACCTTGACCACCTTCATCCATCCGTTCGATGCATTCTTTTATCGATTTTTCATACCGTTCAACCTTTTCTGCCTGATTGTGTAATTTTTGAATCATTAGTCCTTGCGCTTCCCATTTAGCTTGTAATAAATCCTTTTCTGCGTTAAGAAGTTCAACTTTCTCTGCTTGTTCAATAAGCCAATCTAAAGCATCAAGATTTTTCTGTAGATAAACAAGTGTTGCCTGATAATGTCGTTCTTTCCCGCCATCAGTATCGATAACTAGCTTTCTTAAATCTTCTAAAAATTTTTTGCTTTTCATTCCACCACCTCCAACAATTCCGGATTTTCGTAAATTCTATTTCTGTCTGGACTCTGACTATCACGCAACAAATCACCGTCCTGAAAAATATTGCCGATGACTTCGTAAGTTACCGAAATACTACCTAAAGGAATAGACATATGCCGTTTCATATCACTCACAAAAAATCCGTTTCTAATATATTTAACTGTGCCAATATCAGAGTCATAACGCCATGTAACCTTGACAATATCCCCCTCATAAATCTCCCGACCGTTCTTGTCTTTTAAGCCTGTGTATTGCATTAATTCGTATCCTTCAAATGGTTCAAGCATTCCGCAACTAAAGTTCACTACTCTACCGTCAAAAAGAACGCCTTTAGGATAAATCATGACTTCATTTTCCTTATCCCACGCCCGAAACTTAATCTCCATTTTTCTTCATCCTTTCCGACAAAAAATTCAGCAAATGCTCACGTATTTTCCACGCCATTTTCGGACCGATCCCCTCGATCTCCTCTAACCGCCCTAGCCATTCCATCATGATTTCTGTGTCTTGTTTCATTTGCTGCTTGGCCCCTGCTGCAAATCCCTTGTTCCATGCTTGCATGACTTGATCAGCCACTTTTCCATTTTTGCGGGCAGGAAAAGCAATTGTTTCCCTGCCACGTTTGATTTTTCGAAGTGATTTGCCCATGAGATCACCTTCATCGTTCAGATTATCTTCGTACTATGCACTATAATAAGCCTTTCTCAAACAACTCTTTCTCTTTTTCTTCCATCAAATAATCAAAATACCGTTCGGCTCTTTTACCTTCCTTATAGCCTGTTCCTTCACAATCAGTGCAAGGATATGGAGTATCCATAATGTGAGATGCTCCGTTTCCTGTTCCATTACACCATTTACATTTTTCCAATGATACTTCTTCCATTTTAAAAACCTCCTACTTCGCATTTTCGTTCAACCCCGAATCTTCGGTATTTCCGTTCCTCCTAAATGCTTGCAATCATTCCCCATCCTGCTACTACATTTTCGGAACAAGCGACAGCGTGTCATGCACGCCATCAGCTTGTCCTCACGAATCATCCATGCCGGACGATCGTCTATGATCATGACTTGCATTTCTCAATCACCCCTAAATAATCTAGTAAAATACCATTCCTGCTCTTTACCAAATCGCATTCAGTCATAAAGTACTCATAAGGCACGCTCTTTCTACCGCCCTCATTTGCCTTTCTAAGCCATTTTTCTAACTCTGAAAGGGAAAGTATATAGACTTCATTTTTTTTCGCAAATTCGACGAGTATGAAGCTGATACCGCCATTGTCTTGCCAGCGTTTCAAAAACTTGAATTGATGATCTTCTATGTTTGAGAGAGGGAAGCGTGTCCTCTCTCTTGTGCTCTTTGCATCAAATGCGATTGCCCGACCGTTGTATATACCAATAAAATCCACCGTTGATTTCTTTTCTGGAAAAGCACTAACGATCTGTTTGCCTTTTCGGATAACTTTCCAAGGTGTTGCTACTTTTTGAATGGTTGCAATACCTTTCATGAAATATTGTTGATTCGTTCGCTCAATCAAATGTTCAAAGCTCATGCCGCGGTTTGCATAGCTGACAGTCATTTCATCACCTTCAATATCCGTTTTCTTGTCGCGTGATGTTCTGCTGTTCATCAAACCACCCTATTCTTGCTATCTTCCTCATTAAATCCGTTCGGATAACGCTTTTTGAGTTTCTCAATGTTCTTTTTTGCTATTGTGTCAAGGTCTAAATTCATCGTCGAAGCTAAACTCGACAAATACCAAAGCAAATCACCTAATTCTTCCTCGACCTTATCGACATCTAATTCATGCCCGTGATAAATAATTTTCTTTAAGTAATCGACTATCTCTCCCGTTTCACCAGCAAGCCCCATACAAAAATTCGATATTTTCGTGTTAAACCACTTTTCTTTCGGGATAGTTCTTTCCGCCATAGATTGATATTCTGTAAAATTCATAAGCTTCACCTCATTTAAGACGGCGTATTCTCCGAAATATTTCTTTGCGGCTTCGTTATAAGCTAACGCAGCTTGGATCTCACTTCTGAAGTAGCCCAAATTGATCGAATGATTGTTTACTTGAATTTTTGCATTCCATTTACCAATCTTGTCTTTATCTCTCTTGTGATAATGAACTCCTTTATATTTAGAACGAGCCGGCGCTTTCTTTCTTGCGTTCCATGTATTTCTATTTTTAGGGATATTTCTGAGATTGCACTTTCGATTGTCCAAAGTATTTCCATTGATATGATCGCAAACCATATCATCTTGAGTATTAGCAATTACTCTGTGCATGAAGATTACTTTCCTTTTTCCATTGGGCAGTTTTATATTTCTTCTCGCGTATCCTAGGGCGTAATACCACTTATATTTGCTCAATTCTTTGTAATCATCGTCATCAACAATCGCGAATTTACCTTGGGATAATTCTATTTTCTTCATCCTCATCACCTCTAATACTCTCACTCAATGTGTTCATCCAACTGACGCTGCAGTTCAAACAACTTTGATAGATTCATCGTTCATCCTCCTAAAACAATATTCCGATCAAAAATCCCAAGATAAATCCTACCGACATTGCTAATACAGAAAATACCGCATAAGTCATAGTGTATGTTCTCATGATTGCACCGCCCTTTGAGTTGCGAGAATATGTTTCAAAGTATAGTAATCCAAATCGTATATTGATTGCCCTCGATGTTCGCGAATCCCTAAATCAAGTAATTGCTGAATCACAATTTTCCGTTTCAACTCCTGACTCAACCAGACCTTCTCAATCAATCTTTGACATCTCCTTCCCGATCTTGATTCGCTCCGATATATACATGTGTTCCAACTCACCTAAAGTCAATTCGTACAATTGCCGGCCGTCCTCCGCCTCGTAAATTTCGTGATTGATCAGCCAATCAATTAGATACTTCTTTCGCTTTTCTACCGCTTCTTTCGCTGCCATTGCGTTTAATACCCTCCATTCTCTTTGTTAACTCTAAGAACCATTCGCGATCCTTTGTATCTAGCGATAAGTCAATCAAAGCGTTTAGGTCCTCGTCTATTAAATCTGCATCAATTGGCTCTAATCTGTATTTCTCTACTTGAGCACTTGAAAATTTCCACTCATAATAAACCCTCTTTTTATCCCTAACAGAGAAAACCTTAGTAATAAAAACTGTGTCATTAATTTTTGAAAAACCATCAATAAATCCGTATATTTCAACTTTCCCGGACTTAAACCTAACCCAATCCCCGACATCAAACATCATAATCACCCCCCGGTTAATCAATCCGCCCTCGTCTGGCTCGATCCATGACTAAAATAGCTACTTCATCGACATCCCTTTCAAAATGCTTACTCAACTCTTGAATTATTTCATATGAGTTTTTCCCTTCATCCTTCAGGATCCTCCATAGCCGATCAAACTCAAAAACGTCTTTTGCGTCCCATACGAAATCTAAATTTTCGCAAGCTATATAAATTCCTTGCATAGGATCAACCACTCTTATACTTTCGAATTCGTTCAAGTAGTTTTCTTTTTTCTTCCTCAAAGTCTGCAATATTTTGAGGTTCATCAACTGTAGTTTGTGTATCATGTACCCATTCCGGTACTATCTCTTGCCGTATTGGTTTCTTAGGATATTTCTCTTGTGCTTTCCTTTGTTGATAAGCTAGCCGTTCAGCTTGAACTTGTTCAACGGTCGTTAATTTTTTGCTTGCCCAGTCTCTAAGAATGGTTTCAACGTAATTCCAAGAACGAGCTCCATTTTCAACAGCTATTTTCATAGCTTCTAAGACAAGTTCTTCCGACAAATCATCGATCCACATGGAGATTTTTTCAGCAATGTACGGACTGATTGTTCCAAATCCGTTTTGTTCATAAAATTGAAACGCATTTATCGCACGCGCGTCTTCTTCTTCTTCTTTATTTTTTTGTTTTGTTTCGTTTTGTTTATGTTTAGGTATAGTCAAGCATTGGTCATGTGATTGGTAAGTTGATTGGTAAGTAAATTGGTCATGTGATTGGTAAGGTAATTGGTCAAGTGAGTTGACCAATGATACTATTTCATAAATCGGAGCCTTACCTTTTTTGCCCTTTTCGTATTTAATTAGCCCTTTTTCTAAAAGCTTTTTTCGAGCATCAACAAGTCCTTGTTTTGAAAGACCTGTTAATTTCTCTACTGTAGAATTGGGAGCATTGAAACGTTCTTTCCAGCCAGTCATATTGTTTATGGCCATTAAGGTATGCCATAACACAATTGCACTTGTGGGAAGATCGTTCAGTAGCAACCAATTCGTAAAAGCTTTTAGTTCTTTAATGTAGTTCATAGGGTCACTTCCTCTCACAAATCACCGTCATTCCCTCAACCCTTATCGGCTTTAAGCCGGGATGACTGCTTTTGATATATCCCTTGATATACTCGATGTATAACTTCTTGTTTCCGGCAGCCATCCATCGATAACAGTCAGGTATAGAAACAGGTATTTCGATCATTCAATATCAAAACTCTCCTGCTCAAAGGCGCTTGGTTTTTCTTCCTCTTTTGGTTCCTCATCTTCTGTAAGCTCAACGGCTTCTCCATCAATTGTTTCAAGTTCTTGTGCTTCGTCTGTGATATCCTTTACCTCTCTCGTTTCTTCATCTTCACTAAATGCTTTTTGCATTTCGATAGAGAGAATTCCCCATTTGGAAAGCATATTTCGTATAACGGTCTTCATCGCCATTGCATCATAATCAGATTTCCAAACGTTATTTAAAGCCGTTTTATCTTTCATTTTGTTATGTTTGATTCGATGTGCTTCGATCTGATCTTTAGTCCAATAAACGGTTTTTTCAAATCCGTTGATCAACTTAAAATAGCCACAATATCCAATAACCTTATCACTTGTTGCGCCTTCCAAATCCAAATCAATTTCTTCCGTCAGCCTGTTCCATTTCTTTAATTCACCTTCGTAAACAGGAATCACGTTGATCGCTTTATATTGGCCGGTCCTCAATGCTAATTGAATATAGCCCTTATATCCAAGCTGGAATTGTGCAACTTTATGACCTTTTTTACTGTCGTAAAACGGGACAATCCATGCATAACCAAGATTCTTGTCTACCGGTAAATCCAAAGAAGCTGCTACCATCGCACTTGAAATAATACTCATAGGTTCGGCTTCCCTTAAATTTGGATCACCGTTATATAAATTTAGAAGAGAAGCCATAAACTGTGGCGCTTTTTTATCCAAAACTTCTTCAAACTTTTTCTTCATTGTCGGTGTATTTAGCAATGATTTCAGGCCGAGCGCTTTGGGATCCACTTGCTTTGCTACTGTATTTTGTTTATTTGCTAATTGATTTTTCAGACTGCTATTTGTAGCCATAAATTAAGTCAACTCCTTAACACTAAATTTCCGATATGTTGTATTTTTTAAAACCTCTTGATATATATTGGGGTACTTTTCCTTTAAAACCTTTGTATCTACTCGATTTTGGGTAACAGGTTTCCAATTGACTTGATAATTTTTAACAATCCCTATCTCTGCATCTTTTAATTCGTTTTTAAGCTCGTTTTCTGTCTGTCTAGCGATCTCTTGAAGCGTTTTGATTTGTTCTTTTAACTCTAAATAATGGTCCAATTTTTCCTTATAAGAGTATTCAAGATCAACAATTTTCCCAGGTTCTGCCTCTGCATACCGTTCCTTTAAATACTGTTCTGCTGCCGACGATCCATCTAATGCAGGAGGAATATTCTTTTCAACGTGATTTTTCCAAAAATCAATTTCCGCTTGGAAAATCATCTGGATTAGTTCATCATCACGTTCGATCTCTTTCCAGATGAATTTTTGTCCGCCGATCAAAACTGCGAAATACCCTTTTTTGTACTCTGGACCAAGAACGCCGAGATAATGCTGTACTTGAACGATGTATGCTTCCGGTATTTCATCACCTTCCCATTCTTTCGAGAGAAAAGCAGAAGCTGTTTTGCATTCCAATATAGCTTTCTCACCGACAACGAATCGGTCGATATTTGCGATAAGGAATTCATGATGAGGATGTTGAAACATCACATTTCGTTTCCGTACTTTTTTCCCCGATCTTTTTTCGAATTCTTTTGCAACTAAATCTTCCAGAAGTGTTCCAAAGTACGCAGCATCATTTTGTATTTCTTGCGGAACAACCTGACCCGTTTTTTCAAGCCACAACTCGAATGGAGTTTTGTATTTGTTCAAACCTAAAACTACAGATGCATCAGAGCCACCAATCCCTTTTGTTCTTGCTTCGAGCCATTCTCGACGATCCATATCAGATGTTTTAGCAATAACTTGCATACAATCGCTCCCTTCGAATATAATGAATGTAAATCGATTTGTTTTTTAGGAGCTCACTTGGCAGAGTGAGCTTTTATTTTGCAATCTTAAATTTGAAACCCAAAACATCTTCTAAATACTTTTCGAGGTTCTCTTGAAGGACAATATCACCACCTACATCCACAATGTCATCACCGAACAATATTTCGTCTCCAAAGTAATCTACTCCCCAATGGCAAGAATCTACCGGCTCTGGATAGCCTGTCCGTAACGTTCTCGTGATCGCTGGATGTTCGAGCATAATCTCACCTTCCTGTCTTAGTTAATTTCAAACTCAACACCACCTTCCCACTCGTCAATAATGACATCGACCATTTTGCTAAGTTTAAATGTTTCGCCATCTTTGAATGCTACAATCTCACCTCCCATGTCACTAACTCCCCAAAAATAACCTACAAGTCGACTTCTGACATATTCGCGGTCAGATTTGTTACCTTCAACAAATCGCAAGATGAAATCTTTGATATCGACGCTATTTTTGCCAGCAGAAATGATAACTTTTACCAAAATACTCACCTCCTTATAGCCTGTCTCATCAGCGCCGGTAGGCTAATTCCGGCGGACCGGGAAAGTTCCCGGTTTCGACTTTTTGTGTTATAATAGATTTAGCGAATAATTTTTTTGCAGTAAGCTTTTGCTTGCTGCTTTTTTATTTCTTTGTGTCAAACCAGACGATACAACTTCCTACACCAACAAACAGCAAACCCCAGTAAGCAAGTATTTCGATCATTTCATACCCCCTAAGACCCTAAACCCCGCTGATACCAATGCATCCAAGAATTGTTTTTCCGTATGAATTTTTTTCATAGTCTCTAATGATCGAATCATGTCGTAACAACGTTTGATAGCAGTATCATAGTCTTGGTCGATCATCTTTCCCTCAACATCAATCATCAAATCTCTGACACACTGCATCTCTTTTGCCATTTCTGAGTAATACCGTTTTTCGTATGAGTTCATTCCATCCACCCTTTCGCTTTCCAAGTTGGTATCCTGCTTTTATATGCTTCTTTCCACGAAATCTGATATTCAGCACAAAGAATGGCAGCTAAGTTCTTTGCCCAGGCTTCAACATCTAACAACTCTCCTATTGTATCTTTGATACGTTGCCTTTCTTCCGGTGTCACAAGTGTTGGTGACTTAACAAGACTTACTTCCTCAAGGGTTTTGATTGCTTCATAAGCCTCTGTTATTGTCACTTCCTCAAAGGCTAATCGATGTTCTTCTACTGACTTCCCTCGAAACACCGGTGGTGAACAATGATCCGAGAATTTATGTAGTATCTCCATGATGTAAAAAGGGTTATCTAGTTTTCTTATTGAATGTTCTGCTATGTCTGGTTGCATCTTTCGTCGATTGTTTTTGTAATGGGAAACCAATTGCTCAGATATGTTCAAATCCCACGCTAACTGCACTCCTGATATTTCTTCATCTTCAAGAAGCCGACCGACGGCTTCACCGACATATTGCGCTTGCATGCAAATGAATTCCCCCTTTTGTATTAATTGGTATATTTTTCTATACACGAATAAGAGTTAATATTAATTCACGAAACCTTTTTCGGGATCCAGTTTTCGATATAATTCAATGCCGCTTGAAGTTCTTTCCGTTTCACGTCTTTGTAACTTGCAACTGCGAAACGGTCTTTTATTTCTCGATAGATTTCACGGAATAAACGTGATCGTTCTTTTGGATCATCCGATAATTCATAAACTTTAGAAGCAACTGCTTTTTGTAGTCGGCGCTGTTCACCGTGGTCTAAAGTGATTTGTTCTTCTACTTTGTTATCAATCTGCGAAACTAACTTTCTAATTTCATGCTGCTCTTTGATAATTGAATCTTGTTTTTCGACTAAATCAGCTGTTGTCCGCAGCACTGTAACAAGAGCTTGATCTTTTGAAAGTGGAGTTACATTTTCTTTTTTAATAAAAGCAGAAGCAAGAACATCTTTTGCTTTAAGTTGAAAGTCGAGTAAGTTTTCTCTCACTTCTTCACTAACTAAAGCCGGATTGATAGAAGCCAACCAAAGTGGAAGAAAATCAATATCAATAACTAATGTTTCTTGCATACCACCATTCGTAGGTAGTGTCAGGGTTGCCACTCCCTTTGAAAGCGTTAAGTGAGATTGTAATTTTTCTTTTTGACGACGTGGATCTAATTTCAATCCTTGGCAAATTGATTTAACGCCAGCAAAAATCTTTTTATCATTCGTTTGAATAGCCATAATCTCAGTACCATTAAAATCAACAAGTTTTTGTTGAACTGGCTTCAACTGATTCATCAAGAAGCCTCCTTTTCTTTTTGTTCTTGTTCTTGCTTTTTCATATCAGCAAGGATTCTTGGAACCGAAGTTCTCATGAAGAACTCGACCATTTTTCTTTTGGTTTCTTCTGAGGGTTGATTCATTAAGACACCTCCTTCTCTTTTGTGTATTGTGTCAAGAAATCAAAAAAATGGTTTTGCGCTTCTTTGACGACTTTTTCAAAGTTTTCGCCTTTTACGACTATGACTTTCATCAGATCGCCTCCTTGGAATCAGCATCTAGACACGAAACGTTTCTATTTTTATTAAAAAAAATTTCATCAACAGAAGTGTTATAATAATCAGCTATCTTTTTTGCTAAACTGAGCGAAGGATTTCTATCCCCTCTTTCGATCATACCAAGCATTTGAGGAGTAATATTTAAATCCTTTGCAACTTCTTGTCTTGATTTTGTACCACGGTATTCAATAAGTTTTTTTCTAACCAAGTTTATCACCTCTCTTTTTAGAAACGTTTCGTTTCCTTGTGGTAATTAAAATATATCAGAAACAAATCGTTTCTGTCAATATATTTTAGAAACTTTTTGTGTCTATATATAATTTTATTTTGAGTGGAAACTAATTGTTTCTTATAATAAATTCAGAAGGAGGTGTCCTTATGTTCGGGAAAAGATTAGCATCTTTAAGAAAGAAAATGGGGATAAGTCAATATGAATTAGCTGATAGACTGGGATTTTCAAGAGGACAATTAGCAAATTATGAGCAAGGGAAACGTCAGCCCGACTTTGACACTCTCCAAAAAATAGCAGACTTTTTTGAAGTGTCAACCGATTACCTATTAGGAAGATCTGAAAACAAAAAATCTGATTGGGATTCAAAGCTTCCAGAACTAACAGAAAAAGACGAACGAGACATTGCTAAGCAACTTGAAAAAATACTCGATAGCATGGATTCAGGTACAGCTCTTGCATTCGATGGGGAACCGTTGGACGAGGAAACAAAAGAACTTGTCCGCGCAGCAATAGAAAGCAACCTAAGACTAACCAAACAACTTGCAAAACAAAAATTCACTCCAAAAAAATATCGGAAAGATCAGGAGTGA